GGCTCCCGCAGGACCCCGGACAGGCAGGGAAAGAGCAGGCACAGTCCTACATCAAATTCCTGTCCGGATTCAATGTGACCACTGAATTGGAGTCCGGCAGCAAGGAATCCAGAGCGGAGCCAATGGCCGCCCAGTGGCAGGCGGGTAACTTCGACATACTCGCCGGCGAATGGAACGAGCCGTATCTGCTCCAGCTGGAGAATTTCCCAGACGGGAAGTTCAAGGACATGGTGGACGCATCCGCAAATGCATTTTTAGAAATCGAAACCGGGGAGCAGCCTTTTGTTTTCTCGATTTTCTGAGGTGAAATATGAAGCTTTTCGACATCATTCGCGGCAAACAAAAAGCAAGCGCACAGTACCGGCGCGATGGCAGCTTTGTTTCCCGGTGGTCCCGGCCACCCTCTCTCAATACCGCTGAGTGGCTGGATATGTTCTCAAAGAGCCCACGTCTGGCGGTGGTGGAGCGGATCGCAAGCGATCTCGCCAATCTCAGTGGGCATCTGTATCGCGTCGCCCCGGATGGTTCCAAGAACGAAATCGCGAAGCATCCGTTCCTCGATCTGTTGGAGCATCCCAATCCACTCTATGAAATGACCAGTTCGGCCATGTGGCGGCTCAACGAGATTTACCTGATGCTTGTTGGAGAGAGCTTCATGCTTGTCGAGCGGGATGAATACGAACGTCCGGTGGAACTGTGGAACGTACCACCCCACTGGGTCAAGATGACCCCGTACCTTGGCAATCCGGGCTACCTGATCACATCACCGAGCGGACTGACCATGACCGTGTCAGTGGATGATATGTTCGTGATGAAGCAGCTCAATCCGCTGGACCCGTTTATGCGTGGCCTGGGCGTTGCAGAGAGCGTCGCTGATGAGGTGGAAATCGACGAATATGCGGCGAAGTTCCAGAAGCGATTCTTCTACAATGACGCCACCCCGCCGTTTGTGGTTTTTATACCAGGCGCCACGCAGGAACAGATTGATGCCTTTGAAACTGGTTGGGAAAAAAAGCACCGGGGCGTGGACAAAAGCCACCGTATGGCAGTCTTGGGCGGGGGCAGGATGGGTAGCGGGGATGTAAGGATCGAGAAGCTTGGGGACGCACACGGCAAGGAGACGGGCTTTCTTGAGAGCCGTCTCTCCATGCGGGACGCCGTGCTGGAGCATTTCGGCGTGCCCAGGGAGATCATGGGCATCACGGAGAACAGCAACCGGGCCACGGCGGACGCCGCCCAGTACATCTACGCCAAGAATGTGTTGACACCCCGCATCAGCAACCGGGAGCAGGCACTCAATATGCAGCTCCTGCCGATGTTCGGTGACGACAGTCTTGTGTGGGAGTTTGACCCGGTTATCCCCTACGACAAAGAATTCGACAAGTCGAGGGCTCTGGAGGGCTGGGATGCTGGACTACTCACCAAGAACGAGGCCCGCGGCCTGCTGGATATGCCCAGCATCGAGGGCGGCAACGTGTATAAGACCTCCATCACCGACCTGTTCCTCCGGGAGAGCGATGACCCGGCAAAGGTGTCACAAGCTATCCTGCAGTCTGACCTCGAAGCCACAGACCCGGTCCCAGGCGAGAAATCCCTGCCGCCGAGCGTCGCGGCTATGCTTCGGCGCGAGGAACAGGCCGTGCGGCAGCACAGTAAGTCCTTCGAGGCGGCAATCTCGCGGCACTTCGCCGAACAGCGGTCAGCGATTCAGAAGGCCCTGGGGATCAGCCAGAAGGCGGAGGATACGCCTGCCTTCGATGAGCTGAGTCAATACCTGCTCCCAGACGGCACGCTGGATATGGACCTCTGGAACGCTCTGGAGGAAGCCGAGCAGATCCGCATCGCCAACAGCGTGGCCGCTGGGCTACTGGATTGGAACGCCGAGTCCAAGAAACTGCAGGCCATGTTTATGCCGCTCTGGAAGGAGGCGTATGAGGCCGGTGTCAAACTCGCCGGAGAGTACCACGGCATCACCAACATCACCCGGCCAGAGTTTGTAAGCGTCGTAAAGGTCAACGGTGCCAAGCACATCGTTGGCATTGAGCAGACCACCCGCGACAGTATCGCGGACATCATCGCTGACGGGATCGCTAATGGTACCAGCCAGGCCGAGCTAAAGAAGGCCGTCTTTGAGGAGATGGATACATCCCACAGGCGGGCCAAGCTGATCGCCCGGCAGGAGACCATGATGTCCCTTGCCACAGGCCAGTTCGACATGATGAAGGCGGCGGGAGCCAAGACCAAGACATGGCACCACAGGCCGCAGAAGGACCCGCGAGACGGTACGCATGGGAAGGTTGACCACGTTTCCATGGAGGGTGAGACCGTCCCCATCGACGAGAAGTTTTCTAACGGACTTCTCTTCCCAAGAGACCCGTCGGACGACCGCCCGGAAGAGGTTATTAACTGTCGGTGTTACGTGACATACGACGGTTTTTAACAATGCCCGTAATTCTGAAGAAAGGAGGTAGACCGCATGGAAAAATCACGACAGGGAGTCGCCGACCGGGAGAAGAAGTCGGACACACCGCAGAGGGAATACAAGTCGGTTTCTTTTGTGCTGGAAAGCGCAGACGAAAGCACCGGCGAATTCTCCGGGTATGCGGCTGTATTCGGCAACGTGGACAGCGGCGGCGACATTATCGAGAAGGGAGCCTTTACCAAGACCATCGCGGAGGATTTCGCCCGCATCAAAATTCTCTCACAGCATAACAGCTATGACCTGCCCATCGGCAAACCGCTGGAGCTGCGGGAGGATGAGAAGGGCCTCTACATCCGGGGCAAAATCAGCGACACGCAGACCGGCAGGGACATCAGGACGCTGCTGAAAGACGACGTTTTGGCTGAACTGTCCATCGGCTATGACGCTATCGCTTTCGACTATGACAGCGAGACTGGTATCCGGCATCTGAAGGAGATTAAGCTCTGGGAGGTGTCCATCGTCACCTGGGCCATGAATGACCAAGCCCAGATTGACGGCGTGAAGTCGCTGGTGGAGGAGTTGAGGACCGAAGCCAAGACCGGCAAAATCTCCCGCCGAAGGATGGATGCGCTGAAGCCGTTCATCGCAGTGGTCAAGGAGCTGCTGGAAATTCTCTCGTTCATGGACACACCTGACGCAGACTCGCCCTCGGCTGAGCCGGATGACCCGCCTGATCCCCCAGCGAAACCCAAGAAAAGCGTAGACCCGAAAAAGCAAACCAAAAACGCCGGAATGATCTTCGAGATCATCCCCAACACAAACAGGAGGTAATTGAAAATGAAACTGACCCAGGAACAGCTCGCCGCCCTCATCGCGCAGGTGTTTTCCAACCTCATTGCGGCGGGCAAAGACCCCAGTGCCATCACCCAGGATGACATCATGGCTGAAGTAACTGCCATCATCGAGGCCAACGGCACCGGTGACCCCGCTGGCGAGGGCGATGGCGCTCCCGAGGGCGATGAAGGCAAGGGCGAGGGCGAAGGTGAGGGCGGAGATCCCGCCATTACCCCTGAGTTCATCACTCAGGTGCTGGATGCCCTGAAAGCCTGCCAGAAATCTGCCGGAGAGCCCTCCGCCAAACCCAGCGCCAGCGAGCCTGCCGCTCAGAAGGGTGCCGATGGCCCCTCCGCTCAGAAAGGCGCGGCTCCCGCGGCAGCTCCCGCAGTTCCCACCGCTGCCCCTGTGCAGCGCAAGTACTCCAGCCTGTTCCTCTCAACCGGTGCCGCCCGTGACGGTGGTGGCACCAGCGGCTTCAAGGCCCGCATCGCCACCATGTCTGCTCCTGAGCGGCGCAAGACCGTTTATGGTATGTTTGGCCGCGCCGTGAAGTGTATCCACGCTTCTGGCGGCGAGGTGGAGCGGGCGGCATTCATCGCCGAGCGCAAGTTCGGTGACGCTGAGATGGCGCACGAATTCAAGGCCCTGGCTGCGACCTCTCCCGCCGATGGCGGCTATCTGGTGCCGGAGGTCTATGCGGACGAGATCATTGAGCTTCTGTATCCCTCCACGGTCATCTATGACCTGGGCGCCCGTCGGTTGGGCATGGACCACGGTAACCTCAACATCCCCAAGTTGAAGACCGGCACCCGCGCCATGTTTATCGGGGAGAACCGGAAGATTCCCAAGTCCGCTCCCAAGTTTGGAAACATCCGGCTGTCCTCCAAGAAACTGGCTACCACCATTCCCATGAGCAACGACCTTCTGCGGTCCACCAGCTTTGATAACGATGTCATCGTGGGCCAGGATGTGACCATGCAGATGGCCCTGGGCGTGGATTGGGGTGCTATCCAGGGTACTGGCGGGGAGTTCCAGCCCCTTGGCCTGTTCAACAACAAGGCTGTCCAAAATATCAAGGTAGCCGACATCGGAACCAGCTATGCCAAGACCGACGGAGTTCTGACCGCCATGTTCCCGAACTTCCTTGTGGCGTCCGTGCTGAAGAACAATGTCTATGCGGATGCCCTGGGCTTCGTGTTCAACACTAGCGTGGAGCAGTTCTTCAAGTCCATGCGGGACAATGTGGGAGGCTTTATCTTCGCTGAGGAGATGAACAAGCAGCACACCCTGGCGGGATACCCTTACCGCACCACCAATCTGATCGAGACCGTGGACGGGAAGACCAAGATTGCCTTTGGCAACTGGAACGACCTTATCATCGGCGAGCAGGGTGCTCTGGAAATCGAGACCAGCCGCGAGGGTTCCTGGACGGACGAGGCGGGCAACCTTGTGTCTGCCTTCGAGAACGATCAGACTCTGATCCGCGCTATCGACAACGTGGACGTGGGCCTGCGCCATGACGAGAGTTTCGTAGTGGCCACAGGCGTCGCTGTCCCTGTCTAATCTGAACAAGGAGGGAAACGAGCATGAAACGCAATCTGATTCAGAATGTGAAGGCCATCCCCTACACCAGCGGGG